CAACGGTACCGGTAATGCAATGTGGACAACTTCTCCCTACACGATCGGCACCGCCGGCTATGGTACCATAACCTCGGGCAATGGAATCACACAACCATCGGTACAAATCAAAGGCGATGCTGAGTTTGAAGGTCGGGTTATGATAAACAAGCGAGATCTTGGCGAGTTTATAGAGGCAATGAGCAAGCGTTTGGCCATACTTGTACCAGACCCGGAAAAATTAGAACACTTTGAAGCACTAAAGAAAGCATACGATCACTACAAGTTGTTAGAGGCATTATGCGAAATACCAAAAGAAACCAAGGAATAAAATGTTAATTGATGTCAGTAAAAATTTCTCCACAGGAGATGTAGTAAGTATCAAACTGATCAACGGTGATGAAATTATCGCCAAGTTTGAAAAAGAGGATGACAATACCATTACAATTAGTCGCCCATTGGCATTGACCATGAATGGACAAGGACTTGGAATGATTCCTTGGGTATTCCTTGGTAAAGATTCTGCTGTTACTCTTAACAAAAGTAACACATTCTTTATTGTAGAGAGCAAAGGTGAAGCGGCCAAACAATACCTGGAAGGAACCACTGGTATTGCTCTGCGTTAAATAAAGTATCAGGAGATAGTATATGCCTTATGTACCCGGCGGTGGAAAAATTGAAGATGTTTATCACAGCGGAAATGTCTATGTTAATAATGTGCCGATTGCCCTTTGGGAAGAAGCTGTAGCATCAACACTGGCGGTATATACATCTTTGGCCAATACACAAAATCAGGACGAGCAAATCAACCCTGATGAACCTAAATAAAGAGGATAACATATGCCCTACATTCCTGGTGGTGGAACAATTGAAGATGTTTATCATAGCGGAAATGTCTATGTTAATAATGTACCAGTTGCCCTTTGGGACGATGGTGTAGAAGCTGCAGTTGAGGCTGCGATAGCTGCTGCCATAGCTGGACCACATTTTGAAACAGAAGGCGAAATTACAGAAGACCAAGAAGGTAATACTGACGAAGCTTCGGTAAATGCCTCAGAAAAAGCATTAATCGCCAAAGGTACTATTAAAAAAGGGGATGTTGTAGCAGGTTCCCAAGCAGGTAATAATGCTGCCCAATCCGATACTAAGGCAGGTAGTGCTCAACCAGGATCAGCAGCAGCAGCACCATCCCCTGCTTCAAATATCGATGATACAGTACTATTCACTAGTTCATCTGGTAAGATATATTATCTCAAAACAGTGACCAAACAACCCGGTGTTGTATTTCCTTATGATGTGGCTACTATTGCTCCTCAAAATGGTACAACAGCAGCAGCAGTTATGCAAAATTTAGCCGATTTAATTAAAAATTGTTTTGATCCCATCAAGCAGAAATATCCGGATGCTTTTATGACCTGTTCATTCCGCGCCAAAGGTGTAGGATCAAGTACAAGTCAACATCCATTTGGCATGGCATGCGACATACAGTATGCTCAGGCCAAAAAATCAGATTATTACGTTCGCGCCCAATGGGTTCGGGATAATGTTCCATATGATCAATTCTTGTTGGAATATAAAACTTCCGGAACCGGCCTCCCTTGGCATCATATCAGCTTTAAAGCCGGAAACAATCGTGGACAAGTTTGTACATTTATGAATGACAAGAACTGCAAGGGGCCGGGTGTGATAGGATTATTTGATCTTTCTAACCTATAAAACCAGTTGACTTTTGATAGATTTTAGTTTATAATAAACTTTTAAAATCAAAAAAAGGCAGTTATGGATAAAGTAACTAGATATCTGGCAATCGCAGTGACCGTACTGTCTGCTGTGATGATGTACTTAAATTGGGACAATCGTAGTGAACTATCCGCTTGGATCGTGGCATTCACAGGGTGGATCACCTATACATTAGAAATGTTTGAAAGAAAATCATGACATATAGAACAATTACCACAGACGTTGAAGTTGACCTGTCAGAATTCGACACCGAGGATCTTATCGAAGAATTAGAAGACCGAGGAGAATGGCCCGGACTCGGTTCCGGCAATGTTCAACTTGATTCTAAAGAATTGCTAGAAGCAATCTGGCTGAAGCGTAGAGTGGGCAATAATGATTACCAAACAGAATTGGATCAATTGATCTATGCTGCTCTTGGTCATGTGATTTAATTGTCAACTAAACCCTAGAGTAAGGCGTTAAATAATAGTAGATCTGTTGAGGTAAACTAGCGTAGCAAGTTGGTATGGTGAGAGGCCATACTGTCTAGGCGGAGGACTTACACGCTCTACGGAGTCCGTCATTTTTTTGGAGTCGTATATGAAGAAAATTTTAGTAGCATTATCAATTTTGTTGGCAGCAACTGCCGCTAGCGCACAATGGAATCACCGTCATTACTCGGGCGGTAATAATTGGGTCGCTCCACTTATCATCGGTGGTATCGCAGGTGCCCTTATTACCCGTGAAGCTCAACAACAGCCTATTATAGTACAACAGCAGCCACAGGTAATCGTTCAACAACCTCCAGTGATCGTACAACAGCAGCCACAGATGATGTTTCAACGTGAACAAATTTGTTCAGAGTGGAGAGAAATAATGACACCGGATGGCAGAATCTATCGCGAACGTAGTTGCTATCAGAATTAATATCGCGTATAATTTACTGTATGGCATCTTTGAAACCAGTAAATCTACACGTAAATTCTGTCACAATTGCGGACATTGAAAACCACAAAAATATTACTACGGCCGAGCTAAGAAAAGATTTAGACAATCTAAACAAGTTCACAGCAGTTGATAATAAAAATAACTTTGCTGGCAATCCGTTCTTATACCATCACCAATTTAAGAACTTATTAAAGTGTCGTAGGCAAGATGGCAAGACCATCTACGATATCTATAATGACAAGCCCGAGTGGGACAAACTGGTAGATTCTACACTAAAGCGAAATCGCGGTGGTAGAACAGCGGCAGGTAACATATTTGAATGTTTTCGGATCAATCTCGGATCTGTTGTCATGTTCAAATCGACAACAGCCAAATATCTATATAAAAAATTCAAAGCAAAGAATGTGCTGGACCCCACAGCAGGCTGGGGCGGTCGTATGCTAGGAGCATGGAGCCTGGGCATCAACTACACAGGCATTGATACCAATGTCGAGATGATACCTGCCTACAATGACATGATAGCTTTCTTGAAAGCAGAAACAGGCTTTGACAATGCTTTATTTGCCATAGACAATGGGTCTAAGTTAAACATGATCTGGTCTAGTTGTTTGGATGTGGATTTCAGCCAAATAGAATATGACTTTGTGCTTACTAGTCCTCCATATGTGAATTTAGAAATATACGAACACATGGAAGAGTGGCAAAACGATCAAGCATTTTATCAAACATTCTTTATTCCGCTTTGGCAAAAGTGTGTTGATAACATACAACCTGGTGGTCATGTGTGTTTCAATATAAGTCCAAAAATGTACGCAGATGCTGTCAAGTATGGATTGACCCCGTGTGATGAAGAAGAAGACCTGCTACAACAAATGGGTCAAAAGAAAACAGCAATTACCAAAGGTAAAAAGAAACAAGATAAAATCTATATATGGAAATGCTGATGTTGACAATCTATTAAAAAATAAGTAAAATAGAACATATGAAAAAACTTTTGATTCTTTTGGCACTTGGAGGTTCTCTCTCAGGATGTGTCACTCGTGTGATTGTATGTAGTGATTGGCAAGAAATACACACCAAAGATGGTCGCGTTTATAGCGAGAGAACCTGTAGGGATACATGATAGTTAAATTAGGCATACAATGAGTGAAAGAATATTGATTATAGGGTTACCTGGCGCAGGATATACATCGGGTGAAGAAATATTTGATGAAAGTATTACTCAGATAAGTGCAACGAATATTAGAAAATCAATTGGAGTCAAAATGATCAATGATGTAATATGTATCGAAGGTATCTTTGATAATCCCCAAGAAATTATAAATTTAGCGAAAAAACAAAAATACTATTCATGTGAAGATAATCCTACAGTAAAAAATACAAATATCAATTATAATGGTAAACGAACTGACCATTTGTCCAACATACTAAGTGATGATGAATATTATGAATTAACTAAGAAAATCATAAGTAAGATATTCAAAAATGTACCATCATCGAATATAAAGGCTCAAACGATTTGTTTGTTTCATTATCTAACTGAAATGGACACACAGAACAATGCTTGGACACACAAAGACACATCATTATACTCCGGCGTTATATATTTAAGTGAAGGATTTAACGATAAGTATAATAATCACGGTACCAAAATAATCATAGGTCGTGACGTTTTAAATTACCAAAATCAATTCAATAGGTTAGTTCTATATCGTGGAGATTACTTTCATTCGGCTAATTTTGGTTTTGGTCAAAATATAGACAATTCAAGATTAACATTAAATTTCTTTATCAATGAAATAACAATTGACATGAAGAATGAAAATAACGTAAGAGAGAAATACTATGATTACAAAACATGAATGGTGGTCAACACCTGTTTGGGAGATTGAAACAGGATTTGATGAATATTTTAATTTGTGTTTTAAAAATGAATTGGTTGATTTAATTCATGCTGGTAAACCAAATATCCGTGTGGATGTTTGGTCAATAGAATCTTACTATTGCATACAATTAAAGAATAAGATATACGAAATACTAGATTCGGTTTTGCCTGAATATTTTACAAATTACCATGAATGGAAACCTTTTATATCAGATGGCTGGCTAAATCAACAACAGCCGGGAGAAACATTTCCATTACACATTCATGAAAGAAGTGACCTGGCTTGTGTATATTATATACAAGCTCTTGAAAATAGTGGTGACTTAATTATGGTAGACGCCAGGGGTTCCGCCGCTTGGGATCTGCCTGTTGAGAATGGTATAACCTCAATAAAATATAAAAGAATTAAGCCAAAACCAGGTAAGATAGTCTTGTTTCCTTCATATGTATTACATTCGGTTGAAGAAAACAAGTCAGAAAAAACCAGGTTCGGTATAGCTACAAATATACATATCCCCACAAAACATTATATAACCCCACAAAACATTGATAGATAAATACTCCATATCTTTGGAGAATAAAAAATGACATTACCAGCATCAGGAGCAATATCTTTTACAGATTTGAGAAATGAAACCGGTGGCGCAGCAGCCGGACGAGGTTATGTCGATACGATGTCTTGGGTTCAATCCAGTTCAAAAAGAACAAAAGGTGGTCCTACAGGTGTTATTAATGATATGAACAGCTTACATGGATTGGCATACTATCAAGATAGTAGCTCTGGTAACTGTTCTAATGGAAATTGTACAAGTAATTGTAATTGCGGTAATAAAAATTGTAATGATTGCCTCATTAGTGGTAACGTAAATTGTGTAAATTGTGACCAAGGGCCCTTTTTGCAACCAAATTGCAATTGTGCTTGTACATATAATTGTACCACTTCACAAGTATCTTTTAACTGTGATTGCCAGTGTTGGATATGTGCATGTTTTAATTGTTGGTAATATTGATAATATTTAAAGGGGAATTTAATGATTTTTGAAATAATGGCTTATAAGCCTGGTGAAGATGATAAAAAGTTTTTTTACGACAACACAAATAGTGTTTTAAAAACGGAAGACGGGGTGATATTTGAATATCCAAAAATTGAAAAACCTGAAATGAAAGTGACAATACCTTTCTCTAAAGATAATCCACTCAAAAAATCTAAAAATATTTCAACTATTAAAATCCAATTGGGTTTATCATGTAATTATTCGTGTGATTATTGTTCTCAGAGATTTGTTGAAAGACCTCCGGAAACAAGTAAAAAAGACATTGAAGATTTTATGAAGAAATTAGATGTGTTGGACATCAATGAAGAACAAGGTTTGCGAATTGAATTTTGGGGTGGAGAACCACTTGTTTATTGGAAAACTCTAAAACCATTGGCAGAAGCTTTTGCAGAAAAATATGGTCATTGGAAGAAAAAAATTACTTTTGGTATGGTTACCAATGGTACACTATTGACCAGAGAAATTTGTTCTTGGTTATATTACATGGGTTTTGGCGTAGGACTAAGTCATGATGGCCCAGGCCAGCATGTTCGTGGACCCGATCCATTTGACGATCCGGAAAAGAAAAAAATCATTCTCGAATTCTACAAAGTGATGAACACTGAACGTACACGTATGAGTTTTAACTCAATGTTGAATAACAAGAACATCAGCCGAAACGATATATATGAATACTTTGCAGAATTAACCGGTGATCCTAATGTGTCTATCGGTGAAGGTGGTTTTATTGATGCCTATGATGAAGCAGCCGCAAGTTTATCGTTGACTGATTTGGAGGAACATTTCAATTATCGTAGAACAGCATTTAATGATATATATTCAACCGATGGTAAAATAAATTTTCATTTAACTTTTGAAAAGATTGATGGTTTTGTCCGTAGTACATTAGCACATGTCGAATCAAAATATGTTGGTCAAAAATGTGGTATGGAAGTACCAGAAACAATTGCAGTAGATTTAAAAGGTAATGTAATTACTTGTCATAATGTTTCTATCGTGATGCCAAGCAAAAATGGTGAACCACATCATTCTGGTAATCTTGAAGATTATGATAATGTTGCTCTAACTTCTGTTACACACTGGAAATCGCGAGACAATAAAATCAGTTGTTCCGATTGTCCTGTATTACATCTTTGCAAAGGTTCGTGTATGTATCTAGATGGTGAACACTGGGATATAACATGTAATAGTGCTTACTCAGATAATATTGTTTTATTTGCATTAGGGTTTGAAAAGATGACTGGTGGTTATATTCCGGTTACCATCAACGGTGAAGGTCTACCATTGGAACGCCAAGACATTTGGGGTACTGTATATAAACATACAGAAAAAGAAAAGAAAAAAATTATCCCAATTAAAATTGTAAGTGAAAAAATTGGTATGGTTAATGATGTTGAAGTATACGGTCAAACCAGATTAGAGGTATAAAATGTCAATAGAAATTACACCAAATTTACAAGAACATATTGATTTATTCAAAAATTTTACAAATGTCATAAGTGTTTCGGTTGAAGATGTTCCTGATAGATTTAAGGAACAAATCAATAATGTGGATGCTGTAATGTTTAAAATAACCAATAACAAAGAAAATATTTTACTATTGATTGCTCCCTTAGTAACTTGTATGAATACAGTTCATCCTTTGTTGATTGAAAAGTTTGAAAATTTTGATCAACAAATAAGTGGTTGGTTTGAAAAAATGGAACCACATGGTTGTGTGTTGTGCCTTGCTAACAATGACCATATAGAATCTTTTTATTTTTATGATAATATAAAAGATGAACTTAGGGAGATTGATAATGCCAAGCAAATTCTCGAAACTACAGAAGAAATGGATTTACTTATTAACAAATTAAAAAGTTTTGGATTTGTCAATGATGCTAAACTTTATATACCAAGATTAGATTCAACATCTATATTAATTAAATGTGATATATTTAAAGAAGAAGACCCTACCATACATACAATATATACAGTATTATATCCTTACACAGTATGTATTGATGTAACTATGCATGAAGATATTGCTAATAGTATGTTAGAATTTTACAATAATACTGTGCATGATGCTCCGAGGCCTATAATTTGAAATTAGATTTATTATAGGGGTGTTATGAAAAAATACACAATTGTTGGTGGTGGTACAGCAGGCTGGATAACCGCTTTGTATGTCAAAAAGAAACAACCAGAATCTGATGTTTTAGTTATTGCTAGTAGTGAGATTGGTATTTTAGGAGCAGGAGAGGGCGTCACGCCAGAATTTATTTTGTTTCTAGAAGATATTGGCGTTCCGGTCAGTGATATTATTAAATATGCTAAAGGCACAATCAAAAATGGTATAAAATTTACCAATTGGAATGGCGATGGTAAGAACTACTATCATTCATTTTTAGATGTGTTAAAAGATTATGAATGTGATGAACACAACAAAAATTTTGATTTTAAGCCATATTATTTAGAAAAAATAATTGAAGGAGAGAGTTACAATGATATTCAATTTACTCCGTATATTTCAGAACGCAATAGAGTCAAATACGACCGAATAAGTAAAGAAACATATGGTGAAGATGCATTACATTTTGATGCAAATCTGTTAGCGAAATACCTACAATCAGTTGGGCTCGAACGTGGAATCAAATTAATCGATGATGAAGTTATTGATATACATACAGATTCTCATGATTATATTTCAGGTTTTAATCTAAAATCTGGTTTATCTATAACAACCGATTTCGTTTTTGATTGTTCCGGTTTTAAACGACTGATTATTGGCAACTTTTACAAATCTAAATGGAATTCATATAAAGAATATTTGCCTGTCAACAGAGCAATGCCTTTCTTTTTACAAACCGACAGTAAAGATTTACCACCATACACAGAATCAATCGCAATGAAGTATGGTTGGATGTGGAAAATTCCAGTTCAGGGTAGATATGGTTGTGGTTATGTTTTTGATTCATCATTTGTTTCTGATGAAGAAATCAAAGCCGAGTTAGAAGAATATTTAGGACACGAGATTAATAGTCCAAGAATGTTCAGTTTTGATCCAGGTTGTTATGAAGATATATGCATTAAAAACTGTATTGCTATTGGTCTAAGTGCCGGTTTTGTTGAACCATTGGAAGCTACTAGTATAAGAGTTAGCGTTCTAATGTTAGCTCAATGGAATGGTAGAAAAGAAGAAATTGAAAAAAACAATGTATCCGAGATTAAAGTCTATAATGCATATTCCAGAAGAATCAACATAGATATATTGAATTTTATACATTTTCATTATCTAACTAACCGCAATGACAGTAAATTTTGGACTAATTTTTCAATTAAGAATAAAAGTTTACCTTTCATTGAAAATTTCTCGGATGTTGTGAAAACTTCTATACCAGAACAACCGATATTAGATTATTTGAGTGTTATGGAAACAATTCGCGGCGGAACACCGAACATCAATTTTACAAGCCTATTCAGCGCATCTAGTTGGTTACAAGTCGGGTCGGGTATTAAGTTTTTTGATCCTAAAATAGCACAGAGTATCATGGATCAAGAATATAAAGATTTTAAAAATAAAAAATGTGACCTTGAAGAATTTTTTAAAATTGTATCTGATAAAGTTTTCAAACACTATGATTATATTGAAAAAATGAAAAATGTCTAACTGTATAATAATAAATGGTGGTACCGACAATCCAGAGGATTATGGAAAAATCAATAGAACGCTAGGAGCATATAGAATTGCTTCAGCACTGAACGACGTAGGGTATTCGACTTTTGTTTTTGATTTCATTAATGAATTTAATACTGATGAAATAATTAAAATATTGGATAAACACATTGATAATGAAACTCTGTGGGTTGGGTTTAGTTCATCATTCTTTTGGCCAAAGAAAAAAAATTCACATGTACATTTAAATCCCCGAGAATTGGATGAAATGTATTGGACCGGGTATGATGAGATTGAAAAGATTATCAAACATATCAAACAAAATGAACATGTCAAGTTGATATACGGTGGTGCTAAAACACCATATCTATTAATTGATACAAACATTGACTACTATGTGTTAGGTAATTCCGATGTATCTATATTGGACATTACAGATTATTTGGCCAAGAAAAAACTATCAATTGAACATTGTGAATCAATAACAATCAATGAAAAAATCAGATACAAAATAGATTCTTTCAAGTATCCAGAACCGAAGATGGACAATCTATCTACACATTGGTGGGACAAAAAGTTTAACATTTTACCGAACGAATCTCTACCAATGGAGTTAGCCAGAGGTTGCATTTTTAAATGTAAATTTTGTAACTATCCATTGTTAGGAAAGAAAAAAGGTACATATCTTAGAAGTACAGATGAGGTACGAGATGAATTAGTCAGAATGTATGAATCACATGGTACAACAACCTATTATCTAACCGATGATACATTCAATGATGATAATGATAAGATAGAAGCTCTACACAACGTGTTTACTTCATTGCCCTTTAAACCTAAATTCTCTGCTTATCTCCGCATAGAATTGTTACACAAATACCCACATCAAGCACAACTATTAGCCGAAATGGGATTGATGGGTACTTTTTTTGGTATTGAAACATTACAACATCAAAGTGGAAAAGCCATTGGTAAGGGCATGCATCCAAACAAAGTCAAAGATCGATTATATTGGCTTAAAGAACAATGGAAAAACAAGGTTAATATGAGTGCAGGTTTCATATTGGGTTTGCCATATGATACATACAAATACTTTTATGATTTAATGACTTGGTCACTTGATTCGGATAATCCTCTGCAAGAGGTATTATTCTATCCATTAATGATTTTCCCCCACGGAAAAAATAATGATTTAGATAGATATATTTCCGAATTCAGTTTAAATCCTGAAGTTTATGGTTATGTAGGGAAGAACAATGAAATATGGAGTTTACCTTCACAAGGTTTAGATTTTAACATATGCAAATCAATCGCTAACGATTATAATATTATGCGTAGAGATAGAGATAAATTTTCCGCTTTCTCTATGAACAACATGTTAAACATCGGCATATCCTTGGAACATTTATTAAAACATACACAAGTAGAAATACGGCAAATGTATAACATCAAAGAAATGAATGATATACAAATCAATGAATATAAAAAGATGTTGATGATATGATAATAGAAAATGTTTTTGGTAAACCTATTGTACGAATTCAGTGCAATGATGAGAGTCTTTATCGTAACGAGGACCTTGTTAAAAGTGTGAATCATGTTTTTAATATGCCAACGGTTACACATAGAGTTCGCAATCTGAAAGGTGATTCACATAGAGGACCAGGTGTAACATCTGTAGGTCAACCTTATTTGGATTTGATTCACTTACCTGGTGCTTCACGATTGACTGCATGGGTGACTGAACAACTGATAATGGTACATAAAATTTTAAAGGTTGACAAAGAAGTTAAATCAGTGTATTATAAGAGAAGTTGGGCCAACAGGTTTTTTGCTGGTAGCCAAGGATTGTGTCATAACCATGTAAAAGTTGATGAATATCTAAAAGAAGTAACTGATTTTACCGATGAAAATTTTAAACCAGATGCTGTAGCAATATTCTATGTAGATGTACCAGAGGGCAGTTCGGATTTAGTGTTTATTAATAATGGAAGATCTGATACCTCTATTGAAGATTATGATATATGTGATACATATCGTTTAAAACCAAAACAAGGAGAGTTAGTAATACATTCTCCCGAAATGTGGCATGCAGTTAGTGTACACAATAGTGATTTACCTAGAAATGTATTTGTGTTTGACATAGATTATATTTGAAAATAAATAAGATTAATGCACACTGAGATGCCTGGGTCAGGAAAGAGAAGCAAGGCTGTATGGTCGTAGACAGGTTGTGTATGCTAAAGAAGATATCATGACTCCTTTGGATTTTAAAACTCAGCAGGTAGTGAACTCCATAGTGGATGTGATAGAGTTGGCCTACACACAAGGTAGGAC